GTCACTGATCACAAGATTGTAAGTGTTACTGTTCCCAAGAGACACTTGGAGTAGATTCGCTGCAGTGCCAGTAGTATAAACCGAGTTTGTACTGTCAAAGATCACCTTGTAGATGTCTCCGGCCAAAAAACCATTCGGGTTAGCTCCTGAAGCGCCGCTAAGCAAAGTACCTCCTCCTGAGATGAAATCCATAATCCCTCCAGCTGTCTTTGCTCCACTGGTCGTAAGCGCGATATTTGTATACTGCGCTCGAGGAAGTGGTAAAGCTAGAAGCCGAGGGGAAATTTGAATCTCAGCAAATTCAATTTCATAATCGAAAAGAACATAGCCGGGAGAGTCAGTCGTCGTCGTCTTAGACAACAAAAACACTTCCCCAGCCGCATACTGATTAGGATCAGCAGCCATACCATAATCGGTAGACTTCCAAATAGGCTCAATTTCCAATTTAGCTGCGTGATTTGTCCATTGCGGACCCAACACAGTGTTAGGGTCTGAAATAACGAAAGGCAGTAGGAAACTAGAAGTCTGATTAAGGAAGACACTATCGCGATTCTTTGAGTAATAAAACATGACGTCACCAGTAGAGCTCGTCGGGGATGAAGTAATGTAATAAACAGTACATGATCTCCACCTGAACTTCTGGTACATCTGCATGTACTCGCGAACTACGCTATCACCGAAAGCTACAGGGCTCAAGGGAGTGCCTCCCACCATACACCACGTCGTGATCGTGTTAGTACCAATAGGCGTAAACATGAAGTCTCGCCCTCGGACTACACAACCATTAGGTGTGTTACGTGAGACAGCTTTAGCTCCTTTAATAGAGTTACCTATAGCAACAGGTGCAGTGCTGATCGATGCAACGGGTCCCATAGGACTCATCGCTTTCTTCTTCTTTTTATTCTTTTTCTTTTTTGGGGTAACTTGCATTTGCGCAATCTTGGTTGTTAAATTACGCAATGCCGCTGCCCTCTTTTTATTCTTATTTTTAGTCATTTTTAAGTTTATTTTACGCCACCTTCCTACCTACATTATACTACGAGTTACAAATATTTTTTATTCTTCTTCTTTCTAGACGGATTAAACCACACGCCGCCATATCCTCCTGCATTCTCTCCTGTCAACGGGTTTCTTGTGCCAGTCGATTTCTCGAAAGGCATGTACACCTGCGTTCTCACAGGAGCCGCATCAGGTTCATATACAACGTTGTTAGTTCCGTCATTAATAATACTAGGAAAAGTATGATTAGTAAAGGGACCCATAATTGTCTTACCAGAGTTACCTGCCTCATTAGCAACGATTCCTCCGATTCCTGCAATCGTGGCTCCACTCGTAATTTTACCTTCCACACTGTTAGCGACATCGATAAAAGCCTCAGTCGCCGTCTCGTCGACAGCACGAACTGCCGAACCTGCGATGATATCTTGGCTAATAAAGTCAACCACATACAGAATAGCATCAATGATCAAAGAAGCCATTATTTTATTTTACAACCAACCGACTTACCACATATAATGCACATTTCCAGTTTAACGACATGGAAAGGTCGTGTGTAAACTCTAGTTCTGATTACAGCAACCGCACGACAAATTCAACTCAACGTTTTCCTTCCCTTTCACGTTTTTGGGTTTCTTCAGTTTCGAGAAACTACTCTCGACACCGAGTACTTTGTACTGGAGCATCCTTTGTGGTACGAGTTGACCGTAGTCGAACAAGTCCGGGTGTGTATTCGTGAACTCAACAAACATACGCTCGAAGAATCGGAATTTCTCATCTACCCAGCAGTAATTCTGCATGTGCGAAATAAGCGCGCCGGAGAGATTCTCGACGGAAGTGGCGCTCAAATGCTTGACACACTTACTAAACCGCTGTGGTACAAATGTTAATACTCCGTTTTCTTCAAAGAACTGACTGCTGAAGAATTCACTCCCTTCAAAAGAATCAATTTCTTTCACTGTCGTCTCAAAGCCTAACTCTCGTGCTAATTCATTATAACGCACAACTGTCAGATTTTTTGGTGCGCTTCGAAGGACATCGTCTCCTCCCGCTACCATAGGCAAATTGATTATCTCATCATCTGTCATGCCAGCGCGGATGAAGATTAAAACATCCAAAAGATCCTGCGCAACCGAGTTGCAAAAAATGGTCAAAAACCAACCGGATTTCATGATACCATCTCGCTTAGTCGCGTAAACCTTACCATTCGAACACCGGAAAGCCTTCGCCTTCTTCACACTCTGAAATTCTTTTTCAACTTCGAGCGAATACTCAATCATTTCTTCGGGTGTCACGTCGACTCCGGCAACCGCTAATTACTTAACGATTTCCTGAATTGCGTCGTAAAACCACGCGTAGAAGCTGTAATCCCAGGTGGGCTTGTCACTCTCCCATTTCTTCCCAGGCCCTAGAGTTTTTCTCAAATGCTCTATATGGCCCGCTTGCAACGGGTTGAATGCATACTTTACTGGTGACTTACGCCATTGGGTAAGTGTTCGCTCTGCTAACGCTCCGAAAAGAGCATGATTCTTTACGAGTTTGTGTAGAGGATGACTGGAAACGACTCGTTGCATTCCCTTATCTATCTTACTAGCCTTTTCGGCCCCTGCTTTCGCAAATTGGGCGTACTCATAATCGTCATCCCATTGCTGGAGGACGAGGTCGGCAAAACCTTCAACTCCGTAACGCTTAATTACTTGCTCATTTGTCGCTAATCCCATTTCCTTGTAAGGGTAACCTGGGCTCTTCTTGTCCTTCACTCGATTTGAGTCGATAATGGAGGCAATATTAGCCTTCGATTTGTAACCTTTCTTAACAGGAAAACGAAGATGCTGCAACCGAACCATCATGATCTTGTGCGCTCGCTTCAACTCTTCTGCTGTAGGAGGTCGAGTGACTGTGTTACAGTTTAGCTCGTACAGCTCTAAGTGCTTGCGTACAGAAGTCTCTTCTGTTTCGTATGTGCTTTCAGGCATCACGTATTTGTGAGGTTCATAGCCAATTTTTTCTAGCTCCTCTGCCTTGGATTCCAAATATGCTACCACTTCTGGTACCATAGCCATAGGTGACTGCACATGGACTGGTTTTTTCTGCTCCGCCACATAGACACCAGAGTCCGGAACCTTTTCAGGTACTACCGCTACTTCGTTCTGTTGGGTCGGTGCTGATTCATCAGCCCATGAGGCATTCACTGGGAGTGGTTCAAGCCAGCTTCCTGGACGCATCTTGCCAGCCTGGATTTTAGCCTCAATCACTTTTTCAAGTTCTTGACGGTCTTTCATCTCAGCCTGTAACATTTCATCTCGTCTCTCAAGCTTAGTTCGATA